CATTAATGTTATACTGTTACAATTATCGCCCAGATGGTCAACTATTAAACGATTATATGGCAGTGCAATGGATTAAAGATTATACACTTGCTGGCTGTAAGTATATGCTAGGCGAAGCAAGAGAAAAGTTTGCTACTATTGCAGGACCACAAGGCGGAACAAGTTTAAACGGTTCTAGTTTAAAAGCAGAAGCACAAAGTGAAATGGAAAAACTAGAAAACGAAGTAGCAATGGCGGTAGCTGGCGGTAGTGGCTACGGATTTGTAATTGGCTAACCTATTGAAATCATTAGAGAAAAAAATCTAGTAAAATCAATGACTTATACGGTCCTGAGTTTGCGCTAACAAGTTACACCCTGTGTAAATACAATTACAGTAGGAGAAACAAATGTGTTCACCATACGTGCGTAAACAAGCCAATAGACTTAATTGGATGGTCAAAGGTAAACTTATTGATATAAGTTGGTCTGATGAAGATGTTGAAAAAACTTACCATTCATATTTTAAACGCCTGTGGGGCAACAACGAAATATATCTTCACGAAGAAGGATTTGCTGAAGCATATGCAGAACGCGAAGAACAACTTTACCAAGATGACATAAACACCATTGCTGTTTTAGGCGGTCATTACGATTAAGGTTGACATTTACTAGTTCTTAGTTTATAATAAGTTATTACTAGGAGAAGTTAATGAGCAACCCCAAATTACTTGTTATTGGACACGGTCGACATGGTAAAGATACTGTGTGTGAAATGCTACGTGACCATTACGGATACACTTTTGAAAGCAGTTCAAAGTTTTGTAGTCTACAATTTATATACAATGATCTAAAGGACAAGTATGGATATGCTAATGAGGAAGAGTGTTATGCTGACAGGCATAATCACAGAGCAGAATGGTATAATGCTATCTGCGATTATAATGTTCCTGATGCAGCGACTCTAGGCAGAGAGATGTTTGAAGCTTACGATATCTATTGTGGGCTACGCAACAAGCGTGAATTCTTTGCAATGCAAAATACTGGTGTATTTGATTACTGTATTTGGGTTGATCGTAGCATGCATCTAGAAGCTGAATCTACTGACTCAATGAGCTTAGAGCAATGGATGTCTGACTTTACAATTGACAACAACGGCACATTAGAAGATTTAAAGTTTAACTTGGATCAATTAATGAGCTACTTAAAAGTCGGGAATTAAATTTCCTTGCTTCCACTTAACTCCTTCTTTTTGCATAATACGCTGACAGTTAGCACATATAGTTTTTAAATTAGAAAATCTAGAATTAGTTAAATCTCCATCTACATAGTAAACATTAAACTGTTCTTGGTGTTTACTATGGTAACTGCACTTTTCGCATGTATCCTTTTTAACATACCCTGCTTGCTTCCACTTAGGAATTCCGTGATGAATTCCGTTGCGCAGACAAGTTTCGCATAGCTTACGATAGTATGTTCTATTGCCTTTTTTATAGTTTATAGCTGCTGGACGATGTCCGCATTTGCATAATGGTCTCATATTGTATTTAGCACACCTTTTCGATCCCTTTTTATACGGCATAACTAATACATTTTTATCGAGATGAGCTAAATACATATAATAACTAATCCAAATTGGACAATAGGAGAACGAAATGGCATTAACATCACCAGGCGTACAAGTCAGCGTTATTGACGAGAGTTTTTATACTCCGGCAGAACCTGGCACAGTACCAATGATATTTGTTGCTACTGCACAAAACAAAGCAAACGCTAGTGCAACAGGGACAGCAGCAGGAACACTAAAAGCAAACGCAGGTAACCCATACTTGCTTACTTCACAACGAGATTTAGCAGATACATTTGGAGATCCAAGTTTCCAAATAGACTCAAACAATAATCCAATACACGGATCAGAACTTAATGAGTACGGATTACAATCAGCTTACAGTTTACTAGGTGTTAGTAACAGAGCATGGGTTGTACGTGCAGATATTGACTTAGGCGAACTAGTTCCGACAGCAACTGCTCCGGCAGCTAATCCAACAGCAGGTACATACTGGTTTGACACAGCAGACTCACTATATGGTATATTTGAATGGAATGGTGCAGCATCTACTGTTACTAACGGACAATCATTTGTAAATAAGGCTCCGACTGTAATCACAGATACAGCAAAAGTTGTAAACTATGTAGGTAAAGATTATACACCAAAAGCTAGTGTTGGCGCTATCGGCGAGTATGCTGTAGTTGCAGTAACTTCACTAAACAAATTATGGTACAAGAATGCAAGCGGTACTTGGGTTGAAGTAGGAAGCGACAGTTGGACAGCAAGTCGTCCCACTGTTAAAAATACAAAATCAGCAGTTAACGTTGTTGCTCCGGGCGGCACATTAGAAGTTAACGGTTCTCCGATAGCAGTAGCCGCAGGTGCTACAGCAACGGTTATTGCTGCAAGTATTAGTAACGCAGTAATTACAGGTGTTACAGCAGCAGCAGTCGACGGATACTTAGAAATTTACAGTGACGGTACAGGATCAGCAGCAGCAGATTCTACTGCTAGTGGCGACATCTTAATAGGCGGCGACAGCGAAGTTTTACTAGGAATAGGCCTTACAGCTGGCACATATTATCCACCTGCTGTGCAGATTACTGCACATACAGGAGTTCCAAGTTGGAAGATTACTGATACTAACTTAGGTCAACCAACTGGTATTAGTGCTAGACCAACAGGTAGTATTTGGTTTAAAACATCAACTCCTAACTTAGGTGCTAATCTAAAAGTTAAATTATGGAATGCAGAAACTTTACTATGGGACACAGTTAGTGCTCCACTATATGATTCAGCAGCAGCAGCATTATATGCACTTGATTCAACAGGCGGCGGCGCAAACCTAAGCGTTGGAAATATTTTTGCAAAGACTAATGTTGCAGACGACACGCAACCTTTAGCAACATTTAGCTTTTACAGACGTAGTGCAGCAGGCGCAACTAATGTTTCAAGTAATCCAATCACATCAAGCGCACCTGGTGCAGGCACAACAACATTCTTAGTATCTAGTACAGATGATGGCAGTGCTGCATTTAGTACAGCAGTACAAGTTAGTGTAACAGCAACTGGCGCAACCGGCGATGCTGATGTTATAGCAGGCGCTATTAACGCAGCAGGAGTTACTAATGTAAGTGCAAGCGTAGATGCAAGTAATAGGCTTGTAATTACACATTCACAAGGCGGTGAAATTAAACTTACTGATACTGACGGTACACTAGCAGCTATTGGCTTCCAAGCTAAAGACACAGAAGTTAGTGAAAGTCAGTGGACTGCCGGCGTGTATTATGTAGACGGCACATCAAGTGGAACTTCTCCTAAGCAATTAGTTGCAAGTAATTGGAATTCATTAACAAATACTCCTAGCGATAATGCAGTTACTAGTTTAGCTTTAGACGGTCAGCTATGGTATAGTTCAGTAGTTGATGAAATCGACTTAATGGTGCATGACGGTACTAACTGGAAAGGCTACCAAAATGTAAACGCAACTGCTGATCCAGCAGGACCAATAGTTACAGCAACAATGCCAACAGTACAGTCAGATGGTAGCGCACTGGTAACAGGTGACATTTGGGTGTCAACAGCAGACTTAGAAAACTATCCAACTATCTACATATACAACGATACTGTTGCAGGTACAAAATCACAAAAATGGGGAACTCCGTTAGATAAATCTGATCAGACTACTGAAAATGGTATGTTATTTGCAGATGCACGTGACGGCACTTCAGGCGGTACTGCAACAACTGCTCCATCAGGAACTATTCCGGAACTTCTAGTAAGTGACTACTTAGATCCAGATGCACCAGATCCTGCACTATATCCAAAAGGTATGTTGCTATGGAACTTACGTAGAAGTGGATTTAATGTTAAGCGTTTTGAGCGTAACTATATTGATACAAACGCAGACAACACAAGATTCAAAGAAGATAATGTAGACCAAGATATGGGTACATACTATCCAAATCGTTGGGTTACTGAATCAGGAAACCAAGCAGACGGATCAGGAAGCTTCGGGCGTAAGGCACAGCGTAAAGTTGTTGTTCAAGCACTACAAGCAGTTGTTAATAAAAACGACGAAATCCGTGATGACGAATCTCGTTTGTTTAACCTAATGGCAACACCAGGTTATCCAGAACTAATTGGCGAAATGATTAGCTTGAACTTTGATAGAGGCTTAACAGCATTTATTGTAGGCGACTCACCAATGCGTTTAACACCAGATGCAACTTCACTTAATGAGTGGGGAACAAATGTTAACGCAGCAGTAGAAGATAACGATGACGGACTTGTAAGCCGTGATGAATACTTAGGTGTATTTTATCCAGCAGGATTTACAAGTGACAATTTTGGCAACAATGTTGTAGTTCCAGCATCGCACATGATGCTACGTACTATTGCACTAAGTGATCAAGTTAGCTATCCATGGTTTGCACCAGCAGGTACAAGACGTGGCGGAGTTACTAACGCAACTTCAACTGGTTACATTAGTAACGAGAACGAATTCGTAAGTGTATCACTTAACGAAGGACAGCGTGATACATTGTACGCAAACAGTATTAATCCAATTACGTTTATTAGTGGTGCTGGACTTGTTGCATTTGGTCAAAAGACTCGTGCAAGAGGCGCTAGTGCATTAGATCGTATTAACGTAGCACGTTTGGTTATCTACTTACGCAGTCAGTTAAACACACTTGCTAAGCCTTACATCTTTGAACCTAACGATAAGATTACACGGGACGAGATTAAACAGGCAGCAGAAAGTTTACTACTTGAATTATTAGGCCAAAGAGCTTTATATGATTATCTAGTAGTATGCGATGAATCAAATAATACGCCTTCTAGAATTGATCGTAATGAACTATATCTAGATATTGCGATTGAACCAGTAAAAGCAGTTGAATTTATTTATATTCCACTACGCTTGAAAAATACTGGCGAGATAGCAGGTCTATAAACTGATAAATATATACATAACAGGAGCAGATTAAATGGCTATTTCATCATTATCAAAAATTACAGTTCCCCTAGCTAGCGGTGATTCCGCTAGCAACCAGGGACTGTTAATGCCAAAACTACAGTACCGCTTTAGAGTGTCACTGGAGAACTTTGGTATTTCAACACCAACTACTGAACTTACAAAACAAGTTATTGACGTAACTCGTCCAAATGTAAGTTTTGAACAAATGACTATCGACGTATACAACTCAAAAGTATACCTTGCAGGCAAACATAACTGGGAACCAATTACGCTTAACTTGCGTGAAGACGTTAACAACAATGTACAAAAGCTAGTAGGCGAGCAACTTCAAAAGCAGTTCGACTTTTACGAGCAGTCAAGTGCAGCATCAGGATTAGATTATAAATTCGTTACACGTATTGAAATCTTAGACGGCGGCAACGGAGCTAACACTCCAAATGTACTTGAGACATTTGAATTATATGGATGTTATGTAGAATCTGCAAACTATAATAGTTTAGCTTATTCTAACTCAACAGATCCAGTAAGTGTCACTCTTAACATACGTTATGACAACGCTTTACAATCACCACAAGGTACAGGTATTGGAACAGCAATTGGTCGTACAGTTAACACTATGGTAACTGGCGGCGGCGCATAATTTTAATTACATTTAGTCTGTAAAAAAGGGAGCAAATTGCTCCCTTTTTCTTTAAATACGCAGTTAATATTTATGGATAAATATTTATATGGCAAACAAGTTCAACGCATTATTAGACTCAGTCGCAAATGGTACATTAAATCCCAAAGGTAATCTTGCGGATTTTCAACATGCTGCAAGATTGTTTACAGATAGTAATCACGCTCTTGCACCCAAAACAAAATTTCTGTTTCATGTATTTTTTGATGTTAACGCTGACGCAGCAGGCATTAACCAAAACATTGATGCACGAAAAGTAAACGAAATGGGCATGCTTGTTAAAAGCGCAGACTTGCCACAATATCAAGCAAATGTTGAAACAAAGAAAAAATATAATAGAGTTAAAAATGTACAAACTTCTATAGTATATCAACCAGTGAGAATTACATTCCACGACGATAATAGTAGCTTAACATCTATGCTGATGCAAGCATACTATAGATATCATTATGCCGATGGAAATCAAGACAGAAACAGCGGAAAAGCATATGCACGAACTCCTGATAGTACATACGAAGGCGCTGAAAGAAACAAAGAAAAATTTGGCTTAGACAATAATCAAACTGTACCTTTCTTTAACAATATACAAATTAGCCAATTGTCTAGAGGCGCATACGTAACATATACTTTAGTAAATCCAATTATTACACAATGGGGTCACGACAGACTAGATAATTCTGATGGCCAAGGCACTATGGAAAACTTCATGGAAATTGCATACGAAGCAGTTTTCTATACCGCAGGCAAAATTGAAGGTGGAGCAAATGGCGAACCAAATGGATTTGCACAAGATCACTATGATAATATGCCAAGCCCTAATAGCTTACAAGGCGGAGCAGGTGGTGGATTAGGTGCAATAATAAACGGTGCAGTAGATTTATATGATTTTATTAGCGGCGGCGACTCATTTAAGAATCCTTTAGAAGCAGCATTAGTAGCTGCTAACTTAATTGGTAATTTTAAAAACTTGTCTAGTGAAGGGTTGCGCCAAGAAGGGTTTAATATTCTTACAGGGGCAATAGGTCGAACTGCTGGCATTAACGTTAGTGGAGTTTCTCAAACACTATTTCCTAAGTCTAACGGCAACGGCGGGGAAGGAAAGACACTATTAGCGACAGCCGGAGTAGCTCTTGCTTTAGGAGCTGTAAATAACTATAGTAAGAACCAACAACTTAGAAATGACCCAGCAGCACTTGACTCAGCAGCTAGACAAGAGTTTAGTAAAGAGTGGCAAAATGAAGGTAAGGTTGGCGGCGTAAACAGTAGAAATTCTGCGTATGATGCATTACAAACAGATGAAAAACAAGTATACAAAGACAAAGCACTAGGAGAATCATAATGAGTAGTCTTCCAATACCAGCACAGACAACAGATAAAAAGATAACTCAACTTTTTAATAATTATTTTACTAAAACATTAAGTTTTGGTAGTAACGAAGTTGATGCGGTTGTTGGGTTTTTTGAAAGCCGAAATTTTGGCAACGCAGCGGCAATAAGCACAGCAACCGTTATGTTAAATCAAGCAAAATTAGATAACGTAAAAGTATTTGAATTACTCGACACACTCAAAGGATTAAATGAATTACAACTAAGTGCTGTTGTAACTGAAGTATTAAACTATAATAGATTACGTACTAGTGTACTAGGATACAAAATTACAGAACCTACTGAGCAAATAGAAAGACGTAATATTGTGGTATGAGCCGATTTGCATCAGGTAAGTTTAATCCTAAATTTCCAAACAAATATGTAGGCACAAGAACTCCTACATATCGCAGCAGTTGGGAATTCACCTTTATGCGATTTTGTGACGAAAACCCTCATGTCGAAACCTGGGCATCAGAAGCTATTCGTATTCCTTACAGACACCCAATAACAGGCAAGTATACAGTCTATGTACCTGACTTCTTTATTGCTTATGCAAATAAAGGCGGAAAAAAAATAGTAGAACTTATCGAAGTTAAGCCTGAAAATCAAACACTAAAAGAAAAGACAGGACGTTCGAGAGCTAATCAGCTAGCCTGGGTTGTTAATCAAGCAAAGTGGGAAGCTGCAAGAGCCTGGTGTAAACAAAAAGGCATCTTTTTTAGAGTTATTACAGAAAACGATATTTTTCATAAAGGCAAAAAAAGAAGGTAATATAATGCAGTATTCAGAAGTGGGTCAAGATATATTTGCACTTAGTGTAGCTAATTGTAAATCCTATATTGAAATTGGCGCTGCTGATCCTATAACATATAATAATACGTTATTACTAGAGCAAAATGGCTGGGAAGGATTTAGTCTAGAACTTGATAACAAATTTAAAGAAGATTGGAATCAAAAAAGACAGAATTTGTGCGTATACGAAGATGCTGTAAACTTTAAATATTTTGATATTAAAAGGTATGGATATCTCAGTTGTGATATTAATCCTCCTGAACTTACACTTGCAGCACTAAAGAATGTTATTTCGCAAGGCATTGAGTTTGATTGTATTACATTTGAGCACGATGATTATTGGCACGAAGAACGTGGATTTGAGAGAACGTTACACACAACAACAGAATACTTAAAAGCTAACGGGTATAAAATTGCAGTAGATAATGTGTTTTGTGTTAGAAGAAGAAAGGCCTGGACAGGCGAATGTCATTTTGAAACTTGGTATGTAAACAAAGATATTGACTTTGATACTATTGATTATAGGGTTTGGCTAAATAATAGTAGCATATAATGGAAAGTTTAAATGACTAAAAAATTAGAAGACCTTTTAAATTTGCCTGACAGCAAAGATATAATAAAAGAAGAACAAAAAAAACAAAATCTAGAAACTGCAATTGTTGACCAAGAAGAAACAATTCGTAGTATAGATGAGTTTGACAAGATTGCAAGTGCATTGCCAGCAGTTAAAGGCTTAGGCCAAAAAGCAGATGACGAACTTGAAGACATTGCACAACGTGCTTTATCGGCATACGAAGACTTAATGGATTTGGGCATGAATGTCGAAAGTCGTTATAGTGGTAGAGTGTTCGAAGTAGCAGGCGGTATGCTTAAAACTAGTTTAGATGCTAAAGTTGCAAAGATGGATAAGAAGTTAAAAATGATCGACTTGCAACTTAAAAAAGAAAAAATGGACCGTGACGGTGGATCAGGTGACAGTGATGTAGTAAGTGGCGCAGGTTACATAGTTACTGATCGTAATAGTTTGCTTGAAAAACTAAAGAACATGGATAAATAGTATATATAATAGGAATCGATCAATGAAAACATTTAATGAATTTTTAACAGAAAGCCAAAAGACTTATAAATTTAAAATTAGAGTTGCAGGTGAACTTCCTGAAGGGTTTGTAGAGCATGCAAAAATGAGCTTAGAAAAGTTTGATCTTGTAAATTTAACTACTGGCAAAACGATTCCTATATCAGAAAAGCCACTAGACTTCCCACAGTTAAAGAATATGGAAGTACATAATTTTGAAGCAGAAGTAAAATATCCAACTACGACAGAGGTATTACAAACTTACTTAGTAGACTCGTGTACAGTAGGCCGCAGTTACCTTATTGTACGTGGCGAATTTGACCCTATAGAAGCACAACAAGAAACTAAAGAAGACACTCCTTATGAAACATTGCTTACTAAAGAAGAGTTAGCTGATATTAGTGGACAAGAACAAGTTAGTAACGATAGAATAATGTCTTTACTAAAAGAATTAGAAACTGTGCGCAACGAGCGCGAGATTGATCCAATGGAAGGTGCACCAAAAGGCACTTCAACAGACATTGGTGATTCTGAAAATTTAAAGTCACCGGTCGGAAGTTGATATGAAAAGTATTAGAGAATTATTAACTGTAGTAGATGCATACGGGCAAACATTAAGTGAAGGCCCTGTATATGACATGCTAATTAAAAATGGTGCAACACCAGCTAACGCTAAAGCAATGGCACAGGCGCAAGGCGAAACTGATCTTGATGATGCACAAGATACAAACTTAAAAAGTATAATAACAGATTTAATATCACCTATTGAGCCAAGACCTACCGGAAGCGGCGTTATAGGTGACTATGGTAGAAATGATTGGGATACAAAATACGGGGAAACACATAATGCAGATGGTACTCCTAAAGTAGTAGTCGATGACGGTGGAAATATTGAACGTATGGATCTTAGACCCGGCGATAAGGGTTACGATGCTATGCAAACTTTTATAAACAACCTAGATTCTGGGTCACAAAAACCCCCGCGTATAATCACACCACAGGTGCAACAACGTTTAGATGATCTTGGTATTGATAAAGGTATAATCGGCGAACCACTAACAGCAGATGATATTGCTGCATTAGATGCAGATAGTACTGGTCCAGATGATGGAACCAGAGGTGGTCAAGAACCAAACCGTCCAACAGATACAGATAGTACTGGTCCAGATGATGGAACTAGAGGTGGTCAAGAACCAAACCGTCCAGGAGATGCTGAACTTGATGCTTTTTTATCTAAAAATAATCCTAATACAACTTTTGATTCTTATACCGATGCATATAACGCAGATAATTTAAAAGACGGCGACATAATTACTATTGACGGTATAGAGGCTGAAGTTAGAGACGCTAAAGATGGAGATCAACAATTTTTTGTACATCCGGGCACTAACACAGTATATGATCAACCAAAACCACCAGCACCACAAGACGAACTTGCCGCAACTGACACAGCACAAACAGCAACAAAAACAGTAGCCCCAGGCACAGGAGCAGGTGGACCTGCAGGTGGAGCAAAAGCACCAGTAGATACACCACCAGAAGCACAACAATCAGCAGGGCCAGATGATGGAACCAGAGGTGGTCAAGAACCAAACCGCGAACCAGCAGCACCTAGCAACGGTTCATTACTAGGACGTAAATTAGATACTGCAACACCAAATTTAATGACAGCATATAATCAAGGTGGCAAACAAGCAATGCCTGCAATTAGAAATATGCAAACTGCACTATCACGTTTAGGTTTTGACCCAAATGGTATTGATGGTAAGTACGGCAATGGTACATTCAAAGCTGTACAGGCATTTCAAAAAGCAAACGGATTAGCAGTAGACGGACAAGCTGGACCAAATACAACGGCTGCAATTAAAAAGGCACTCGATGATAAATTTGAGAAGAATAAAGTTACTCCGGCAGATAGCGCACAAGCTGCTCAACCTAGAAGTAACGCAAGTGATGATCCAGCAGAAACAGGAAGTACTGGAGCACAACCAAAAACTAAACCAAATTCAGCAGTTAATACAACAGGTAAAGCGCCGACAACTCAACTCGCAAGTAAGGATAATAACATGAATAAAAACAAAATAAATGAAGCATCTATGAACATTTCAATGAATGGCCAAAATGCACAAGAAATATCAGACCTAATGCGTATGATGCAACTAGCAGGAGCAAAAGAAGCTACTCCTGTTTCTGCTTTACATAAAGGTCCAGTAGACGGCCATGATGATATGGTTAGTTTAATGCAAATCGCAAATGACGAACATGAAGGACACGACGATAGTCCATGTGGGATGGGCGAAGAAGGCGTAGAAGAAGAGTGGAACAATTCACCTAATGAAGAATACGGTGATTTGAGTGACGCTATACCTGCAGGTAACGATATGCATAAAAAGAAAAAAGCATATGCTGCTACACAGCCAGGCGACAACGCAATGGCAGTTGAAACTTCAATCAAAGAAGCACTTTGGGCTGCACTAAGCGAAAAGCAAACTACTGAGGGCAGAGGACGCGGTAAGAAGATGAAGTTAAAAGCATCACGCGGCAACGAAGACACTAAAACAACTGAGGGCTCTAGAGGTAAAAAGAGTCGTGGTAAGAAGTCAAGAGGTTAATTGGGAAGAATATTTCCAACACATTAAACCAGTTTGTCCTTGGAGTGGCGCAGCTCACAAAAAGGGCGAAATAAAAATAATACAATGGTCTGGAGAGATTGAGCCGCTAGGCAACAACCAGGCCATTGTTTATATTTGTCCCAAACTTAATCGTAGAAGATTAAAAAAATTACACAAAAAAATTGATAACGGCACATATGAATGGCTATGGAGCGAACCTACAAATGGTCCAAATGCAGCTCCTGTACCAGTATTAATACAGCAAGACAAACGTAAGTTATTTGACCTGAGATTCGATACCGGTTACTATGACGACATTATAGGTTAAATAGTATTATGGCAGCATCACTAGACGGCGTCTTAATTAAGAAGGCAAATAGAAAAGAAACATACACTGAATCACAGATGGCAGATTTACTTGCCTGCATGGATACTTCAGAAGGATATTTATACTTTGCTAAAAACTTTGCTTACATCCAGCATCCTGTACAAGGTAAACTGTTGTACGATCCTTACGAGTATCAACTAGGGTTAATGGATAGTTATCACAACTATCGCTTTAATATTAATATGATGCCTAGACAAACAGGTAAAACTACCTGTGCTAGTATCTATCTAGCATGGTATGCAATGTTTGTACCGGATCAAACTATTCTAGTTGCTGCACACAAATATACAGGCGCACAAGAGATTATGTCACGCATACGCTTTGTGTATGAAAGTTGTCCTGATCATATACGTGCAGGTGTTACAAGTTATAACAAACAATCAATCGAATTTGAAAATGGTTCACGTATTGTTGCACAAACAACAACAGGCAACACAGGACGTGGTATGTCCATATCATTGCTATACTGTGATGAGTTTGCATTTGTGCAGCCTAATATTGCAGAAGAGTTTTGGACTTCGATATCTCCTACACTAGCAACTGGTGGCCGTGCTATTATTACAAGCACACCAAACTCGGATGAAGATACCTTTGCAACCATTTGGAAACAAGCAGAAAATAAGTTTGACGAACACGGCAACGAAAATGCACTAGGTTCAAACGGTTTCCATAGCTTTATATCACATTGGAGTGAACATCCAGATCGCGACGAAGCCTGGAAAGTAGAAGAAGTTGGCCGTATTGGCGAAGAGAAGTTCCGTCGCGAGTACGGTTGTGAATTCCTTGTATTTGACGAAACACTAATTAATAGTTTAAAACTTGCTGCAATGGAAGGTGTATCACCAATACTTAATATGGGACAAACACGCTGGTACAAGAAACCTAGTCCTAGTTACACGTATGCAGTAGCACTTGACCCTAGTATGGGCACAGGTGGCGATAATGCAGCAATACAAGTATTTGAACTACCTAGTTACGAACAAGTTGCTGAATGGCAACATAATACAACTGCTATTCCTGGGCAAATAAGAGTACTAGCAGACATATGCACTTACTTACAACAACAAACTAATAATCCAAATGGTATATATTGGAGTGTAGAAAACAACGGTATTGGCGAAGCATGTTTACTAGTTATTAATGACTTTGGTGAAGAAAATATACCAGGACTATTTGTAAGCGAGCCTATGCGCAAAGGACATGTGAGGAAGTTCCGCAAAGGATTTAACACTACACATGGCACTAAGATTACAGCATGTAGTAGACTTAAAACAATGATAGAAAATGATAAGATGAAGCTTAAAAGCAAGCCGCTTATTAGTGAGCTTAAAGGATTTGTAGCAACAGGTTCAAGCTTCCAAGCAAAGTCAGGCATGGGAGACGACTTAGTAAGTGCAACATTACTTGCACTTAGGATGATGGCAGTACTTAAAGACTGGGACCCAAGAGTGTATAATACATTTACCCAGGCAGAAGATATAGAAGATTACGAAGCACCCATGCCAATCTTCATTAGCGGTAACTATTGATAAATATATTATAATGAGAAACTTAAATCTAATAGCAGAAGAACTTTTTAACAAAATACGAGGACGCTTTCCAAGTGTAACAATCGGCGACAGCAACGGAAAGGTTACTAACAAACCTGACCTAGCACGATTCTACGACTTTGATTATACTGAAGGCGATGCAAAATTAGGCCGAGTTAGTGTCACAATAGATGAAGAATCAGTTGAGGTTATGTATTCAAATGACTTTGTTGCAAACGAAGATACTATTACTAGGAACAATTGGTATAGCTTTTTAAAGGAATTAAGAGCGTTTAGTAAAAAACGTCTTCTTAAGTTTGATACAAGAAATATAAATAAATCAAATTTAGATCAAAGAGATTACAAATTTTTAGCCACAAATCGCACCGGAGATGGAACTATGACAGAATCAAAAATGTACGGCACTAGTAAAACTAGTTACCAAAACGTTGGAGAGGCACGAATTGCAATTAAGCATAATAAGCCTGTAAATACAGAATCTGCTTCAGGCAGAATTCAAAATATTAGCGCAATTTATATTGAAAGCGCAGATGGCGAAAGATTTAAATATCCTTTCAAACATGTTAATGGTGCAAGAGCAATGGCCCGTCACGTATCAGAAGGCGGCAAGCCATTTGATGAATTTGGCACACACGTAGCTAGCTTATCAGAAGAATTAGTAAATCTTAAAAGATTTAAATCTTATGTTAATCGTTCAAGTGTAATGGCAGAAGGTTTAAGTGGTTATAAACTAGCAGTCAATGAACGTGTTGAAGAACTAAAGAAGACTATTACATCTTTACAAAAAGAGAATTTTTATAAAACAACATTTGAAAATTTTGTAAAGCCAATATTTGAAGACATTCCGGAAGATGTTGCAGAAAATTGGATTGATCAATTAACTATCCGTCAATTTAACGAAGAGTTAAAAGATGTATTTCCCTTTGTATATCGCTTAGTAAGTGAAGCAACTAAAGCAACTGTAGTTACAGCATCTGATTTATTAGGCGAAAGTGATATAGATGACGAGTTAAGTGAAGAGCAACCAGCAGAATCATACGTTGTTAAATCAGGCGATACTATTTGGTCAATTGCTGACAGGTTTTCTAACAGTAACTATATGGGAGACACTAAAGCTGGCGCAAAAGATATTCTAGAACTAAACGGCATTACTGATCCAAGATCATTACAGCCAGGACAGAAATTAGAAATTGGTTACGTTATGGGAACAGGTCCAGATGGCGGTACACGCGGTCTTCCACCAGGTGGATTTAAAAGCTACGAAGCACAAATAGAAGATAGTTTTGAAGACATGATGGGTCAATTTGCAGAAGCTAAAGAAGAAACAAAGGTATGTAAAGACTGCGGCGACACCTTTAATAAGCCTACTACAGATTGTAAGCACGACTCACATGACCCAAAAGGCAGTCATTGGGTAGATGCAAACAACAACGGTATTGGAGATCTTGACGAAAGCGAAGATGATGACGATACTATGGACGTTAAAATAGACAAAAACGGCAATCTAAGTAAAGACAATGGCCAGGATGGAAAAGAACAAAAGATTCCAGTAAGTGAATTTATTCTTAGCATGTTTGATCGCGAAAGCGGACAGTTTCCAAAAGGTGAAACAGCAGTACTAACAGCAATAGAAAAAGATTACGGTGAGCAATATATTAATCCTGGCAAAGCATTTATTGAAGCAATTACTGCAAAGTTTGAAGAATTAAATGTAGCAAGCGATCCAATGATTGACGAAGACGGCATTTTGTCAGAACGTCCGTTTACTAGTTGGGAAGAAGCAATGAAATTTGCAGGAGACTTTAAACAAGGTACTGAAGTTGACATTGCCGGAAGAAAGCATGAGCTAACGACTATGCGCGGCGGTGAGGGTCCAATATGGCTACCAGTAAGTCCAACGGGAAGAGATATCCAGGTTGCACACGAACGGCTGGCCGCAATGAAAAAGGCTGCCAATGGCGGCGGCGTTTTAGATAAAATTAAAAAGTTTGCCGGGCTTGGTGAAGAACCACAAGGTACTGTAATGGAACCAACTGTTGAACAAGACGATGATTTAAGCGAAGATTTATCACAGAACTATGAAAACGATGCTGAAGCAATCAAAGCATTAACGGCAGCGTCGGGTCATTCACCAGAAGAACATTCATATCTAAAAATGCTTGCTTATAAGTACGACTTTTACGGTAAGCCAGAAAACATTGGCACTGCAATAGCAAAAGCTGAAAAAGCCGCAGCTGACGATGAAGCTGCATATATGGCAAGTAACAGAGGCAATGTTGGTGATCCAGGCGAAACGCCTTCAACACCAGATGCACCTGCAAACTTTCCGAGCATAGAAGCAGCAATGCAAAAAGTAATGTATTACGAACCGGGTGAAAAAGCTAATATTGGCGGTCAACTACATGTTAGAGATGTAAAAGATGGTAAGAAGATATGGCGCCCTGTTAAAGCAGCACCTGTTAAAGCAGCACCTGCTAAAGCAGCACCTGCTAAAGCAGCACCGGCAAATCCAGATGCAACAGATCCACGTGGCAGAGATCAACGAGGCGAGTCACAAGAACAAGTAGATATTAAGAGATTAGCAGGGCTATAATAGTCCTGTTATAAGTTTTTATGTTTTTTCTTTAAAAAAAACTTGACAAAGTTTGTAGAGGTGTTATAATAATAACTGTGCTACAAACTAAACAGGCACAAGAAGTAACGTAGCAATGTAGCTACAAATATCATAGGCACTATTAGGAGGCATTAAACTATGGCATCATTAGCAGAAATCCGAGCGAAGCTCAAAGAACAAGAGTCAAAAGCAGGCGGAAACCGAGGACCACAAGGTCCAAACCCAATTTACCCATTTTGGAATATCAAAGAAGGCGAATCAGCAACGATGCGTTTCTTACCTGATGGCGATCAAGACAACACTTTCTTTTGGAAAGAACGTTTAATGATCAAACTACCTTTTGCAGGCATCAAAGGTGAAACTGATTCACGTCCGGTACAGGTACAAGTACCGTGTATGGAAATGTATGGCGATAGCTGTTCAATCCTACAAGAAGTACGTGGTTGGTTTAAAGACGCAAGTCTTGAAGACATGGGTCGTAAATATTGGAAAAAGCGTTCATACATTTTCCAAGGGTTTGTAACAGATAACCCACTAACAGATGATCAAGCACCGGAAAATCCAGTACGTAGATTCATTATTGGCCCGCAGATCTTTCAGATCATTAAGGCAGCATTAATGGATCCAGACATGGAAGAATTGCCAACAGATTATACTGCTGGTGTAGACTTCCGTCTTAACAAAACATCTAAAGGTGGTTATGCAGACTACGGCACAAGTAATTGGGCACGTAGAGATCGTCCACTAGGTGATGCGGAGATGGCAGCAGTTAACACACACGGCTTGTTTAATCTAAATGACTTCCTTCCTAAGAAGCCAGGTGCAATAGAGATTAAAGTAATGCAAGAAATGTTTGAAGCGTCAGTAGATGGTGAAGCATACGATCCAGATCGTTGGTCACAATACTTCCGTCCAGCAGGCATGCAAGCACGTACAGGTGATCCAACTAAAGAAGCAAGCGCAGGCGCAACTGCTGTTAGTCAAAGTGCTCCAGTAGCAACGGCAGCAGCACCAGTAGCAGCACCGTTTGAGGCAGATGTTAAAGTAGCAGAAGCGGCTATTGCAGCGCCTGCTGACGGTGGCGGCAACGCACAGGACATTCTAGCAATGATCCGTTCACGTCAAGGTTAATTAACCTGCATAGTAAGGGGCTAAGGTCCCTTACTTCTTAACAGCTTTTTAGGAGAATTTAATGGCTAAGTCATTTGATGTTAGTAAGTTCCGCAAGGACTTGACTAAAAGTATCTCAGGCATGAGTACTGGATTTAACGATCCTACTGATTGGATTTCAACAGGATCATATGCACTAAACTATCTTATCTCAGGAGACTTTCACAAAGGTGTTCCGCTAGGTAAGGTTACTGTGTTTGCAGGTGAATCAGGAGCAGGTAAGAGTTATTTCTGCGCTGGCAACATTGTAAAACACGCACAAGACCAAGACATTTTTGTAGTATTAATTGACACAGAAAATGCGCTTGACGAAAGCTGGCTACAAGCTCTACAAGTAGACACAAGTCCAGAGAAGTTACTTAAACTTAATATGAGTATGATTGACGATGTGGCAAAAACTATCTCAACATTTGTTAACGACTATCGTTCTTTAGACGAAGATGATCGTCCTAAGGTATTGTTTGTAGTCGATTCGTTGGGTATGTTACTAACACCTACTGACGTTGATCAGTTTAACAAGGGTGATATGAAAGGTGATATGGGTCGTAAGCCTAAAGCACTAACTTCATTAGTCCGTAATACTGTTAACATGATTGGCTCATTGAATGTAGGCTTAGTATGTACTAACCACACTTATGCATCACAGGATATGTTTGATCCAGATGATAAGATCAGCGGCGGTGCAGGCTTTATCTATGCATCAAGTATTGTTGTTGCAATGAAAAAGATGAAGTTGAAAGAAGACGAAGACGGCAATAAGATCTCAGAAGTTATGGGCATCCGTGCTGGTTGTAAAGTAATGAAGACACGCTATGCAAAACCTTTCGAAGGTGTGCAGGTTAAGATTCCTTATGAAACCGGTATGAACCCATACAGTGGTCTTGTTGAATTGTTTGAGAAGAAGAACTTGTTAGTTAAGCAAGGCAATCGACTCAAGTATATTAACCTAGCAGGTGAAGAAGTTCTTGAATATCGTAAAGCATGGATGATTGGTGGTAAACTTGATCAGATCATGATGGAATATAACGAGAAGATGAAGCCTGTGGTAAATACCGCTGAAGCTGATTTAGTTGATGCCGATTTAATTGACGAAAACATGGTTGAGGAATAAGAATAATGGACGAGAGCCACATTGTAGATATTTGGACTTTATTTAAAGAGTATGTTGACAAAAAACATATAGAAATGGCAGCTGAACGCTACATAGATCTATTGGCAGATTACGGTATTGCAGACGATACCCTAATTGCGTCTGTAGGATCAGATGTCATTCTTGATCATGCAATTAACTATTATCTAGACTTTGATGAAGAAGATGTCTTGGATGAAGAAACTGAATGGGATGAATAATGGGATGGTATAGTGAAGTATCACGAGACATATCTAAGATACCTTCAGCTGTGCAGTTCTTTGAAGGCGAGTTAATACAAGGACGTTTAGATGTAAAGCTCAAAGGCAATGTTGAACGTGCCGCGGCAGAAATGCCCGGTATCGTTGAACAACGCTTTAATCAACTTCAAGAAATTGAAGCAATCCTTAACTACTTAAACATCGAGCTGCGTAGATTGCGCAGCTCGTACTTTAAGAAATACCTCGAAAACTATCAACGAGCTCTGTCTAGTCGTGACGTTGAAAAATACGTAGACGGCGAGGCAGATGTTGTTGACTACGAAAAGATTATCAATGAGTTTGCACTAATGCGCAACAAGTGGTTAGGACTCTTAAAAGGCCTTGATCAAAAGCAATGGCAGATAACTAATGTTGTAAAGCTAAGAGTGGCCGGGATGGAAGATGCAACACTTTAAAACATTTATTATTAGATTATCAGGTAATGACCATTCTTGTAAAATGGCGCTGGACTGTAAAGAACAAGCAGCAAAATTTGGTATACAAGCCGAATACTTCGAAGCTATTAATGGCCTACAAGCTGATGTTCATTATGAGTTAACTGGAGTGCCTAGACCTAAGAAAGGTCTAAAGAAAGGAAAGCTTGGTGTAATAGGATGTTTTTTTAGTCACTACTATCTATGGCAAGCGTGTGTTCAACAAAACATACCTTACTTAATCTTAGAACACGACGGTTATATAATTAAAGATATACCTAACACTATATGCAATCAATTTACTGATGTACTAAAATTAGATAGATGTGATCCGTTTAGTAATACGTATAATGATGTAATTGAACAAGAAAAAGATATTCCATTAACTATAGAAAAATATGTAAATCATAGTCCAAAAGCAATTCATAAAATAGGCACTGGCAACTATTTTAGAGGAGCGTACTCTTATATCATTAAGCCCAGCGGCGCACAAAAACTAATTAACTTTCTTAAATTAAATGAAAATGGCAACGGCCACAGACCTGCTGATCAGCAGATAGGTGATGGTGTATTAGATACTTGGGTAACTGTACCAACAGTTGCTAAGTTACATCCCTTTTATTCAATTGGTACTAATCTAAAAACTGCCAGCTTAACAGGCAATCCGGAGTTATTATAATTTAATGAATACAGATTACTCTATATTTTTAATATCAAATAAAAAAGAATATTATGAAACTATTAAAAATAGTATCCTTCCTGAAAAACTAGAATATTTTGACGGAACAAATGCTTCTTCATTTTCGGGATTAGTTAACGCTTGTGTAGAAAGTTGTACTACAGAAATAATTATAATAATGTCTGATAAAGTACTACCGCAACAAGAACATATTCAAAAGATTTTAGATTTAATTCACCAAGGACATGGCTTTGTAGGACTTTATCGATTTGGTTGTTTTGGATTTAAAAAAGATTTATTTAGACAAATTGGTATGATGGACGAACGATTTATAGGTGGCGGTTATGAAGACGATGACTTTTATATACGATTAATAGAATCAAATATTAGTGCATACCTATCTCACGAAGTACCATATACTAAACGACCATCGGCTTGGGGAGATGTACATAAAAATCCTTCAGCTGATTTTTTTACTAAAAAATGGGGCGTTATAGAAGATAAACTTAACACTGTATACAGAAGATTTCCTGAAGAAACATATAACTATAATCTCGGTGATAGTACTAATGCTATGTTTTTAACATGGGACAAAACTGTAATGTCAGTTAAGAAATTAAAAAAATATGCAACATTACGCATATCAAAGGAGAATACCAGTGGCCAGTAAAAATCGTAGAATTTATGATCAAGGGTGTAATATTATTAACATGCTTCCGGGAATAGAAGACTGTTCGTATTTAGAACTAGGTGTCCGAGACAATATAAACTTTGAAGCAATAAAATGTAAAACGCAAATGAGTGTTGACATTAACGGCAAAGCAAAGTATACTGGGACAACTGATGAGTACTTTACACAAACCAACATACCTAACTACGATATTATTTTTATTGACGCAAACCACGATAAAGAGTTTGTAGTTAGAGATTATAATAACTCAATAGAATACGCTACAAAATGGGTGCTAATTCATGATATGATTCCACCTAAGAAAAAACATGCAACCTCGGATCGTTGCTCAGATTCTTTTCGTGTACTACATTATATGATGTCTAATACAAATATAGAATTATATCCAATGGACGAAAATTTAGGGCTAACATTAATTAAGATGCCTGCTACTAAAATTAAATTAGATAACGCTAGTACTAATTTAACTTATGAATTATTTAAATCATTTATAACAAATAAAAAAGTTTATTCAAGAACAGAAATAACAAAAATATTAAGGAACTCAAATGTTTAACGGATCACGAATTTTTATAAGCGGCGCAACAGGAAGTTGGGGACAGACACTTACTACTATGTTATTAGACAGGTATGATGTCAAACAAATTATTTGTTTTTCAAGAGGTGAATTACAACAAGTAATGATGAAACGTAAGTTTAAGTCAAATCCCAAACTAAAATTTGTAATCGGTGACATACGAGATTACGATGCTGTGCGACATGCGACTAAAGACGTAGACTATATTTTTCATCTCGCTGCATTAAAGCATGTACCAGTATGTGAAGAAAACGTACAAGAAACAATTAAAACAAATATTAACGGAACTACAAATATTGTTAACGCTGCAATAGAAAACCGTGTAAAGAAAGTAATTGATGTAAGTTCGGATAAAGCTGTAGAGCCAATTAATTTATATGGCATGACAAAAAGTGTTGGTGAGAAAATAATTGTACAAGCAAACGATCTAAGTGACTTTACTAAATTTGTATGTATTCGAGGTGGAAACGTTATGGGATCAAGCGGTAGTGTTATTCCGTTCTTTATTGATCAAATTAATGCAGGCGGTCCTATTACTATTACTGATAATCAAATGACACGGTTTTTTATAACACTTGAAGAAGCTATTGAATTAGTATTTAAAGCAAGCATTGACAGTATCGGCGGAGAAACATTTGTTATTAATATGCCAGCTTGCTATATTACAGATATTGCTGAACTACTAATGGAAGAATACGGCACCGTAGAAGTTAAAGAAGTTGGCATTCGTCCAGGTGAAAAGTTAGACGAAATGTTAATTTCAAATCACGAATCAAAATTAAGTTACTGTTACGACACTAATTATTTTTTAACATTGCCTGCAAGCCATAGTCAAGCACTTGCAGTTAGATATCAGGATTGTGAACCGTTTCCGCATAATGAGTTTTCTAGTAAAACAACAATTATGAATAAAACAGAAATTAAAGAAATGTTAAAGAAAGGCAAGTTCATATGAACATTATGATATTAGGTGCTCATGGTATGGCCGGGCATATGATATCAAAATATTTAAAACTGCACGGACATATAGTAACTGACATTACTAGGGCGCAAGTAGACTTTGAAAATAAAACTGAAATTGACAGTTTGAATTTTGATGAGATTAACTTTGTTATTAACTGTGTAGGACTGCTAGTACAAGAAAGTATTTCTCGTCCTGACAGAGCAACATTACTTAATAGCTGGTTACCTCACTATTTGGAATACAAGCTTGCTGATACAAACACTAAACTAGTACACTTATCAACCGACTGTGTGTTTAATGGCCTAACAGGAAATTATACTGAAGATGATATCCCTAACGAAACAAATGCATATGGTAAGTCAAAATGCTTAGGTGAAATAAACAATAGTAAGGACGTTACTTTTAGGATGAGTATCATCGGTCCTGAACTTAAACAATCTGGTACAGGTCTAATGCATTGGTTTGTTAATAAAAGTGAAGACACTGTACAAGGGTGGGATAATGCATTTTGGAACGGTATTACAACTTTAGAATTAGCAAAATGCATTAATAGTTATATAAGCAATCCAATAATTAGCGGAATATATCATGTTGTAAATAATAATAACAAAATATCTAAGTACGAGTTGTTACAAAAAATCAATCATGTTTTTAATTTAGAAAAAAATATAATACGCACACAAGGGCCCAAACCGGCTAACAAGATTCTTGTTGACACCCGAAACGATTTTAAGTTTAATATTCCTAATTACGACACAATGCTTAATGAACTAAAACAATTTATTAATACCTAGCCAAAATTATATTTGTAATAAACTGCACATATAAATAACTACATGAACAGAATTGTATTAGTAACAGGTGGATTTGACCCACTACACAGCGGGCATATTGCCTATTTCAAAGAAGCAAAGAAATTAGGCGATCGATTGATCGTTGGCCTAAATTCAGATGAATGGCTTGAGCGTAAAAAGGGCAAAGCATTTATGCCTTGGAATGAGCGCCTATGCATTGTAAACAACTTACAAATGGTAGACGAAGTTTTTACATTTATGGACGATGATGATTCTGCTATAAATTTTATAAAACAAGTTAAAGCACACTATCCCAACGATAAAATAATATTTGCCAATGGCGGCGACCGAACCTCTGAAAACATTCCTGAGATGGCTGTTGAAGGTGTAGAGTTTGTATTTGGTGTCGGTGGAGAAAACAAAGCTAACAGTTCGAGCTGGATACTAGAAGAGTGGAAAGCACCAAAAACAGAACGCCAGTGGGGGTACTACAGAGTGATACACGAATATGATGAACACACTAAAGTAAAAGAATTAGCAGTACCACCTGGTGGTAAATTATCAATGCAGCGTCACACAGAACGTGCCGAACATTGGTTTGTTGCAGAAGGTACTGCAACTGTATATACAATTAATAGAAATACAGACATAGAAACATTAGGTGTATATGCACAGCATCAGTCATTGCATATACCTGTAGGAACTTGGCATCAACTTGCTAACGAACACGAAACAACACTTAAACTTGTAGAAATACAATACGGAACAAATTGCGTGGAGAGCGACATTGAACGAAGATAATCCATTACGAATATATGTAGGATACGATCCTAGAGAACATGATGCGTATGAAGTATGTAAATACAGTATACTTCATAATACAGAAGCCAATGTTGAAATAATTCCTATTAAACAAAAAAAATTACGCAAACAAGATATATATTGGAGAGAAGACGATCCGTTATCGTCGACTGAATTTACGTTTACTCGATTTCTTATTCCATACTTAGCAGAGTACAACGGCTGGGCATTGTTTATAGATTGCGATTTTGTGTTTACTGATGATGTTCAAAATTTGTTCAATCATGCAAATGACAAATATGCAGTAATGTGTGCTCAACACGATTACAAGCCTAAAGAAGGTCTCAAGATGGATGGCAAACAACAACATGTTTATCCACGCAAAAATTGGTCAAGTATGATGCTAATTAATTGTGGCCATCCGTCAAATCGAAAACTTGATTTAAACCTAGTAAACAACCCAAATAAAACTGGTGCATATTTTCATAGATTTAGTTGGCTAACCGATAAAGAAATTGGCAGATTATCACACCAATGGAATTGGTTAGTAGGGCATTACAAATCACCTGAACATGGCACACCACAAGCATTACATTACACCGAAGGCGGCCCCTGGTTTGATGATTATAGAGAGTGCGAGTTTAATCATATATGGTACGAATATAAAATAAAACTACTCGAAAACGTTATTAAGAAACAAGAAAAAATATACGATAAGCTAAACACTGCTGACAATTTAAGTTTAACTGATAGCAAAAAGGTTATTATCAATACGTTGCTACATCACTTAGTTGACCCTCAAGGAAATTTTTATAGCGGATCGACTAAAGAAAAATTAGACATACTTATAAAGGATGAAATAGACATGGGAAACAAAGTTGCAACAATAGATAGCGAGGGCGGCGTAGGGTATGCAAAAAAAGGACACGAATATGACACGTACCTTACAGCATTTGTGCTAGGGTCAACAGGAACAATATCAAGTTGGGACCGAGAAAAAGATACTAAAACTCCATTAGTAATACGAGGCTTAGGAGGCGGCAGTAGAAAAGCTATTCAACATTGCTGGGCTTCTAAGAGAGATTTCTACGCAATTGACACAGGCTATCTTGGCAATGGCAAAAGTAAATATTGGCATCGTGTAACTAAAAATGCACTACAACAACCGGGCCCAATTGTCGAACGTGACACTGATAGACTAAAAGGGCTAGGATGGAAGTTTAATAAGTTTACACCAGGAAGGAAGATTTTAATATGTCCTCCTAGTTTAAAAGTTATGGAGTTATGGGGACAGCCTGATCCTGAAACTTGGGTACAACAAACTATAGCACGACTTAAATTACTAACTGATCGTCCTATTGAGGTTCGAATGAAACCTCGACGAGGAGACCGTGTTACACATAACAGTATCGAAGCTGCCTTAGCAGATGACGTACATTGTTTAATTACTTACAATAGTATTGCTGCTACTGAAGCTATTTTTGCAGGTAAGCCCGCAATTGCATTAGGTCCTAATGCAGCTTCGGTAATATGTCCTACAGATTTATCAAAAGTAGAAAGCTTAATTATCCCATCAAAGGATGATGTTGAAGCGTTTGCTAGGCATTTAAGTTACTGTCAGTTTAGCTATGGTGAGTTACAAAACGGCACCGCCTGGCGAATATTAAATGAAGGTAGTTAGTTATTATAATGTAGTACCTGGTAAAAATAAAAGCCAAGAAAAATTTGATATACTAACTAAGTTTATTAACGGCGTTAATGCTGCTGGCGATGAAGGTGTACTGCATAAACAATCTAATATAGTTAATTGCGATGTCGGAGTCATTCAAGGATGGCAACATGACCGAGGCAAGTCTGCTCCGCATTTACAATTAAGACAAAAAGTAATTGAAACACAAACTAATGCTAGCAAGTATGTTGTTTCAGGTGATGCTAATTTGTTTCTGTATGCAAATAAATCTAACCAACCACATCATTATTTACGCTATAGTTTTAATGGCATATTTCCTAGCACCGGAATATATTGCGATGATACTCCAGATCCAAAACGCTGGCAGCAAATATCCAAAGACACTGGGATAGAACTACAAGATTATAAAACTAAAGGAAAGACTATTGTTGTCTGTATGCAGCGCGAAGGCGGTTGGAGTATGGGACCAATGTCTATAGTTAACTGGACTAAGAACGTAGTAACTGAAATTAGAAAACATACTGATAGAAAGATTATTTTAAGACCTCATCCAGGAGACAAAAAAGCATTGTTAACATATCTGCCAGTCTTACAACAATTCTTTAAATCAGCAGCTGATGTAAAAATATCACAGTTTGGAACACCGATAGAACAAGATTTACATAAAGCCTGGGCAGTTGTAAATCACAATAGTAGTAGTGTAGTAGGTCCTATTATACAAGGATATCATGCATTCATAACCGATCCTGAAAAGTCGCAGTGTACTGATGTTTCGCATACAGATTTTAGTAAAATTGAAACTCCTCAGCAGTTTGACAGACAAGCTTGGCTCGAGCGTATAAGCATGTTTCATTGGAAGTTTAGTGAACTAGACGATGGAACATGCTGGAAACATATGAGAAATTATGTGCGCCAGTAGTCTTCTTTACGCTTAACCATTATATCAGACGTTTTTGATTTACCTTGATTTTTACGATCACCTTTCATATGATCTATCCACTTACCTAATTTAGTATTAATAAGAGGATGACCCCCACCCCCTGTCTTGGCTTCACGTAGATACATTTCAGCACTGTAATCAAGTACGTTTGGCGAAGTAAATTTCATTCTATTAATAATGTTACCAAACACAAAACTGTCATGCCATTCTTCTAATAAGAATATTCCGTTGTCTGCATCTTCGTATACCCGTTCAAACTCTGCTAAGAAATCTTGACACACGCCGTCATTTAAGTTCATTCCATAGAATCCGCACTCAGGCCATGTCTGTGATCCTTTGCCTCTGCCTACATAAGTGATCCAACTTGTTTTAGGAAGTAACTCTGCAAACTGCTCATACGACCAATCACTATGTACAAACGTATCTGCGTCCATCCATACACACCAGTCCTTAGAGCGTGTACAAGCGTCATACACAGCATAAGTCTTATTAGCAAACCTTACTGCGTCCCATTTAAACTTTTTATTCCAGTCTCTTGGGCGCCTAGCTTTAATTTCTGCAGGAGGAATACCATTGGCTTTAGGTGTATCTTTCCATTTTTCTTTAAATGCATTTAGTTTTGGTAATGCTGTTCTAGCATCAATAATTTCAATTTGTCTAGGATCAGGATTAACTGGCATACAATCTTCAACATAGCATAATAATTTAATACGTTTATCTACTCGTTGTGCAAAGCTATCTAAAAATCTTTGACCATATGTTCTCATTCCGGCTGGGTGAAAAGTTGTAACCACAGTTATGTTTGGCATTTGTTAATCCTTGTAAATACGTTATATGAAATATTTACCTAATGAGATTTAGTTTATGGACAAGTTATGGCGCACTTAACAGCAAACCTGTGTTTGATGCTTTTGCTCACAGCCTTGTATCTAACGGGCATATTGTTACTTATAATGATATCAATGCCGATGTTAATGTTATTTGGAGTGTATTGTTTAATGGACGTATGGCAGGAAATCAATCAGTTTGGCAACAAAAGAAACCTACCATAGTATTAGAAGTTGGCGGCATAAATAGAGGCACAACTTGGAAGGTAGGACTAAATGGAATCAACAGAGACGCTTACTTTGGTGAGCAAGACAATGATAGGTCTAGGGCTGATAGCCTGGGACTGGTTTGTAAGCCTTGGAGATCCAACGGGGATTTTATTCTAATATGCGGACAACACGATAAGAGTTTACAATGGCAAAACATGCCAGTATTAGCTACTTGGGCAATTGATACAATTAAAACTATACGAATGTATAGTAAACGCCCTATTATATTTCGGCCACATCCTAGGTGCCCTTTACCAAATATCGAACACAAGTTTAAGAACGTACACAGGCAAGCACCAAAGAAGTTAAATGGCACATATGACAACTTTGACATAGGATTTGACAACGTACACGCTACTGTAAGCTACTCTAGCAACCCGGGTGTGCATAGTATCATTAACGGCATTCCAGCGTTTGTAGGCACCAGCTCGTTAGCATATGATGTTGCTAACGACATAGACTTCTTACACGATATTGAAAATCCAATGATGCCAGATAGAACACAATGGCTTAATGACTATGCCCATACTGAATATACACTTGATGAAATAGCACAAGGTATTCCTCTTAAAAGGTTGACAGAGAAACTCTAATACGCTATACTAAGTGTATGATTACAATTGAAGATTACATAGAAACACTTACTGGATTGCAAGAAACAGATGTAGACTGTAACTTTTCCATTATTCGATCTGACTATAGTCTTGTAACTAGTTTAGCTAAACAAACTGTTAAAGGAATAGGATTAACAGATCGGCAATACGAGTTAACAAAACTAAAACTGTTAGATTACAAAGAGCAATTTGAATCTAATGGGTTTCATAATATAGACGACAATTTTAATAATTTACGTATACCAATTCGAAGTATAGATAGAAGTCGTTGGATTAAAATTGTCGAAGACTCTGATCGCAAATACATTGGTGTTAGATTTACGTTTAACAAAAAATTAATTAGTGCATTAGAGACAATGTCTTCTATTGAAGTGAAAACAATGTACGACAGTGAAAACAAGGTTCATTTTTATGAGCTTACTGAAATAAATGTTTATAAAATTATATCAGTGCTAGCAGACAAAAACTTTGTAATAGAATCTAAATTACAAGAAATTTTTAATATACTACAGGATATCAGTAATAACAAGGATGAATATATTCCTGGAATATATAATTTTAAATTAAAGAATTTACATCAACGAGCAATAGATTATATTGTGTCAGATATTGGTCTTCCTAATAAACAAAATCTTTCAATATTAAAAGATAGACATCGGCTTTATGGTTTAACACATTTTGATAACAGTGCGTTGGAAGAAAGTTTAAACAATGTTACTGCACTTTCTAAAAAAATTGTCAAGCGTAATACTAGTACAGTGTTTATTAGTAATAATACCTGGTCGTTTAATCAAGTAATTGAAAGTATTATAGAGTTAGATCGATTTCCAATTGTAATATTAATAGATGAGCAAACTCCTTATGATGACTTAATATCTTCGTATGGGCATATTAAAAATATCGTAGACTCAAAAGATGTATCAGTACAGTTTCGTATGCCGTCTAATTTAAGTAACGGGTTTAATGAATTTATTAAACTTAACAACTTAAACAATGTTGTTGACAAAAATACTAAAGTAGTGTATACTAGTAAAGATAAGATAAACAAACCGTTAATCAAAAGTAGCTGTAAGCCTATATGTGTGTTATCTACTTCTAGCAGTAGAGCTAATAGGCGTATGGAACCTTGGTTAGAATCATTTGATCTTGTTATACAATACGATAATACTGTATCCCAATTTATGAGATACGGAAAAACAGGAATAGAAGAACTTTAATGGCATCATGTAAATTAATAATCGAAGATGAAGTAAACATTAGGATTGAAGGTCTTGAAGTAGATGTACGCCGGCAACTTGCAAATGCACTCAAGTTTGAAGTGCCTTATGCAAAGCATATGCCGCAATACAAACTTGGACGCTGGGATGGTAAAGTTGCTTTCTTTGGCATCGGCGGCAGTGGTTATGTTAATCACTTAGATGTAGTACAACGTGTACTAGCAAAGAACCGAGTACAGATCATTGACATTGAAGACAGACGTCAGCCGGTTGATTTAAACTTTAAGCATGTAACAGAAGACTACTGGAAGGACCAAGGAGTTGTTTGGCCTGAAGGACATCCTGCAGAAGGTGAAGATATTATTCTGCGTGACTATCAAGTAGCAGCTATTAATACATTCTTGGATAATCCACAAAGCTTGCAACAGATTGCTACTGGCGCAGGTAAAACTATTACTACAGCAACACTATCGCATATAACTGAGCCTTACGGACGTAGTCTTGTAATTGTTCCTAACAAGTCGTTAGTAGAACAAACAGAAGAAGACTATATTAACTGTGGGCTCGACGTTGGTGTGTACTTCGGCGACAGGAAGATGCTAGGTAAGACTCACACAATTTGCACTTGGCAAAGTTTAAATATACTTGACAAGAAGAACAAGGACGGCAGCGCAGTACTAAGCCTTGCAGAGTTCCTTGATGGTGTGAGCACAGTTATTGTCGACGAAGTACACATGGCCAAAGCAGAAGTACTAAAGAACTTACTTACACGTAACTTGAAGAACGCTCCGATACGTTGGGGACTAACTGGCACTGTGCCTAGAGAGAAGTTTGAGTTTGAAAGTATTCATGCAAGCTTAGGTCCGGTTGTTGGAAGCATTACAGCAAAGTCGTTACAGGATCAAGGAGTGCTATCAGCATGCCATGTTAACGTGTGTCAACTGATTGATGTTGTAGCACATTCAGACTATCAAGGCGAACTAAAATACCTAACATCAGATCCTAAACGGTTAGCATACATTGCTAAGATGATGAACACTGTATCGCAAACAGGCAACACACTAATCTTAGTAGACAGGATTAGCGCAGGACAAACACTAGCAGAACTTATCCCTGGTAGCACTTTCGTAAGTGGTGCAGTTAAAGTGAAAGACAGAAAACAAACTTATGATACGATTCGTGAAGGAACAAATGAAGTTATTATTGCGACATATGGTGTCGCTGCGGTGGGCCTTAATATCCCTCGCATTTTTAATCTTGTACTCTTGGAGCCTGGCAAATCATTTGTAAGAGTAATACAATCAATCGGACGTGGCGTTCGTAAAGCAAAAGACAAAGACTTCGTTCAAATTTGGGACTTGACATCAACATGCAAGTTTGCGAAGCGACACTTAACTCAGCGTAAGAAATTTTACAAAGAAGCAGAGTACCCATTTACAATTGAGAAAGTGGACTGGAACTAATGACATATCCTGTTGAACCAACAATATTTACATCTAACCCATATGATACAGCTTGGTATGATATTGACTTCTTTCATAGTCCAGATGGTAGCGAACAATTTCCTAATCATCATTGCAAGCAAACTTGGCTAGCTAGCATCCCTTTTATTACAACTTATAGAAATGCAATTGATATAGGATGTCGTGACGGAGAGTATTCTCGCTACTTGCACAAAGACTTTGAGCATGTTTTTTGTTTTGATTATAGACGTCGAAAGTTATTTCATAATAATGTAGACTTAAAAAAGATTACACATTTTAAATGTGCGTTAGGCGAAGAAAGTAAAATAATAACCGTTAGCGGTGGCGGAAGTATTACAACTGGAAAGATACCTAAAGAAAAATGGTATGACGAACAATTGTACACAGTTGATCAATTTAACTTACCTAACATTGATTATATTAAAATTGATGTTGACGGATTTGAATTGAGAGTATTACAAGGAGCAGTAAATACAATAATACAGCATTCTCCTTTGATAGTTTTTGAGCAAGAATCTGATAACAATGATGTTATTAATTTTTGTAAAGAACTAGGTTACGAAACAGCAACATGGGACCAATCCCATCGAAATATAATAATGAGGAAGATATTGTAATGAGAATACTAACACTAGAAAACGAATGCTTTATTTTAAACAATTTACCAGATGAACTAGATGAGGATGTAAGATTTAGTGTATTAGATAATTCGGATCCTAAGGAACCTGATTTCTTTTTTATACCATTAATCTTTTTAGAATCTTTTAGCAGTCCAGCAATTGTAATGGAAATAAACGGACACGAGCTTATGATGCCGATTGACTGGAGTATAGCAGTTGGTGATAGTCAAAGTGGATGTGACTTAGAAATACTTCCGCTAACAAGTATTAATGATAGAGGATTTGAAGCATTTTTATTTAATCCACGAACCAGTTTTAAGTGCGACTTTGGTACTCTTAAAATAACTAATTTTTACAGTGATGTAAAATGGTACTTTCCTAAGATGAAAAATGGTCAGCTACTAAGTGTACCAATTACAGAAGGTAAAAATCCAGACTGTGCATATTTTGTAAAAGATATAAGCAGACAAAGTGAAGTAATAGATTATAGTCAACTGTTGTAAGAAAGGAAATATAATGGGAATTAAAGCAGGAAAAGTATGGGGAGCCACAGAGCTGATCCATGCAAACGGAGCATTAGAGTTTCACCGCATTAACTTTAATGCAGGATTCAAATGCAGTGAACACGCACATGAATTTAAATGGAACGGATTCTTTGTTGAATCGGGCAAGATGATTGTTCGAGTTTGGCAAGATGATCAAGGACTAGTTGATGAAACTATTCTTGAAGCAGGAGACTTTACGCAAGTGAAGCCAGGCAAGATTCACCAGTTTGAAGGTTTAGAAGACGGTGTCGCTTTTGAACTATACTGGGCTGAATTTAATCACGATGATATTGTTCGTCGTACTAGTGGCACCGAAATAGGAAAGAAATAAAATATGTTTAAAAATATTGATAAGAAAATGATGTTAAAACTTGCACTATTGCACGTTGTCATTATCACAATAAGTAACGCACTAGTTGCTATTCCAGTAGAGATCGCTGGATTTAAATTAACTTGGGCAGCGTTTACGTTTCCACTAGTTATTCTAGCAACTGACTTAACAGTACGTATGTTAGGTAAGAACATTGCTCGAGCAACTATTCTAGCAGCGTATCCTATTGCTATCATTGCAAGTATTGCAGTAGTTCTAGCAGAAGGTGCACCAGAAAGTGTAGCAATGCGTATTGGCTTTGCAAGTGCAACAGCGTATGCAGTAGGTACATTCCTTGATGTATATGTGTTTCAATACTTCCGTGAGAACTGGTCAAAGCAGTGGTGGATTGCTCCAGCGTTGTCAACAGTTGTTGCAAACGTAATTGATAGTTACACATTCTTTGCAGTTGCGTTTAACAACTCAGCAGATGAGTATATGGCTGCTAACTGGATAGAAATTGCTACAAGTCAAGCAGGCTTAAAGATTGCAGTAGGATTAATTATCTTCCTTCCAGCATACGGATTCTTGCTACGTTATCTAAATGGCAGACTAGTTGATGCTCCAGTAGAAGCACCAAAGCCAGTAGCTAAGAAGAAAGCACCAGCTAAGAAGAAAGCACCAGCTAAGAAGAAAGCACCAGCTAAGAAGAAAGCTGACTAATATGTTTAGTCAAAAGTACATAGAAGAGCTTCGCGTAATACATGCTGACACTTCGCGTAAGAAAGGTTTTGGCGGCGCCCTAAAAAAATTAGGACAGTTTCATAATTACATGGAACAATGGAAGCCTTCTAGTGTACTTGATTACGGCTGTGGTAAAGGAACAATACTTGTTAGTCTTAGCGAACAATATCCTGATACAAACTTTATAGGTTACGACCCAGCTGTAATACATTATGCTAATACCGCAACTAATGCAGATTGTGTGTTTAGTAATGATGTTCTAGAACACATTGAACCAAACCATATTATTAGTGTGCTGACACATATCAATTCACTGTCGGCACACTATGTTTGGTTAAGAATAGATACAATACCTGCTCGTAAACGATTGTCTGATGGACGCAATGCACATTTGATTTTAGAATCAGCTGAATGGTGGACTGACATTATACAACGTAACATTAGTGGAAAAATTGTTTATAGCGAATTAACAAAAAAAGGTAAATTTGACATTGCAATTGAAAAATAAAATGATAGAAGGCGAAGCATTATTATACACTCGTGTTGACGGCGTAGTGTATGCACAGTACCGCGACGCACCACACAGTAAAATTCCACGTTGGGTCATCGGTGGTGATCCTGCGGGAGTTGCTAGAGCACAAGGTGATTTAATAAACTATGCTGAGTGGCAAGAGCTATGTGCCCTTAGCTTAGAGTATCCTACATTACGAAAGTTGTTAGATACATTAGTAACAACTTATTATACAGTTAAGGAAAACAAATGAGAATTATAGCAGGACCGTGTCAGCACGAGTCATTGGGACAATCAGCAGCCATTGCAGAGAAGTGTAAAACAGTATGCGACAAGTACGGCATTGAATACTACTTCAAAGCAAGTTTTGATAAAGCAAATCGTTCTAGCTTAGGCAATAAGCGAGGAGTAGGTATAAATCAAACATTGGCTGACTTTAGACTACTTAAAGAAGTGCATGGTGTTAAGACCCTCACAGATGTTCATACGGTAGAGCATTGTAGTCACATTACTTCTTTCTTTAATGATGCAGTAGATGTGCTACAGATACCTGCTTTCCTTTGCAGACAAACTGACTTGTTACGAGCTGCTTGTGCTACAGATAAAGTTGTTAATATTAAGAAAGGTCAATTCCTTGCACCGTGGGATATGAAGGGTATATTAACTAAGACAGAAGGTGCTAAAGAGGTTTGGATAACCGAGAGAGGAACAAGTTTTGGATATAACACATTGGTTGTCGACTTCACTGGTCTACAATATATGTTGGATAATTTTAGCGAGCCATTGGTGTTCGATTGTACACATGCTGTACAGAAACCGGGCGGGCTCGGCGGATCGTCAGGTGGTAATCGTGACTACGTCCCTGGCATGGCTCGCGCTGGTAGTGCTTTGGGCATTTCATCTTTCTTTTTAGAAGTACATCCTGACCCAGACAACGCACCTAGTGACGGACCTAATATGTTACGCTTAGATGACTTTGAAAGTGTAGTAGCAGACATAGTTGCAATCAACAAAGTAGTAGCAGTATGAGCAAGAAAACAGCAATACTAATTCCAGCACGTTACGAAAGCACACGCTTTCCCGGAAAGCCTCTTGCTATGTTAGATGGCGTTCCTATGATAAAACGTGTGTATGACGCTTGTGTTGCGTCTAAGCTACCAACATACGTGCTTACTGATGATAGACGTATTGCAGATTTAATACCCGATAAGCACTTTTGGATTGATGAACAAGATGAATATGATAACGGCACAGAACGGTGTGCTGGCGCTGTGAAATACTGTTCTCAATTAGAACAGTACGATCAATTTATTAATGTGCAAGGTGACATGCCTGACGTAACAACGGATATGGTTAACAAATGCATTTCAAGCTTGCAACATTATGCTGTAAGCACAGTGTTTACAAAGATGCCAGAAGAAAAACAAAATGATCCTAACTCAGTTAAGATGGTACGTGCTGGCGACAGCGCACTTTGGTTTGGTAGAGGTATGACAGGTTACGGCGAATGGCACCTAGGTGTTTACGGATACAAGCGTAATGCATTAGAAATGTATCCTAATCTAATTGTAGAACGTGAAGAAGAAGTAGAGAAACTAGAACAACTCCGCTGGTTAAAAAACGGTTGGCAGATCGGCTGTTTGAGTGTATACTATAATGGAGTAGAGATAAACGCACCAGAGGATGTAGACGAATGGCAGCAGAAAAACTTGCAATAAAAGAAATTCTCAGTTGGATCGATAATGGGCAAAGTGACATTTGGAATCACTTAGAAGATGATCATAAGAAACAAATTAGCTTTTGGTTATTGAATAGATATGTAGCAAGTGTACAAGGTAGTCGCGAAAAGCAAGAGCTTGCTATTTTTAAAACCAATGAATACTACAATAAACATTTTAATATAATTGGTGTTGGTAAGGATAACGGACATCAAAAGTTGATGTGGCAGTTACTATGTATGAGCGGCAATACAGGCAAGAATGAATTTCATCCTTGGATTGGGTTTAAGAAGAAAACTGGCGATAATAATAAAGGCGTAAAGTTAATAGAACAACTTCATCCTAATATGAAACAAAACGAGGTTGAAATACTTGCTTCACTATATACAAAAAAAGAACTCAAACAATTGGCTGAGGAACATAACATTGACATCAAGCTCTGAGAAACCATACAAGTGCGATTACTGCGGAAGCAGTTACGTGAGAGAGTCTACTCTTGCAGCGCACATGTGTGAAAAGAAACGCAGAGCTTTACAAAAAGATGAAAAGCGTGTTCGTTATGGATATTATGCATTTGGAAGATTCTATAAATTAAGTGCAGGAACAAAGAAAGAAAAAACATACGAAGAGTTTTGTAAGAGCAGTTACTATAATGCATTTGTAAAGTTTGGCAGCTTCCTTAATAATGTTAAGCCGTTGTATCCAGAAAGATATATTGACTATGTTGTAACTAGCGGAGTAAAACTTGATCATTGGTGCAAAGACGAATTGTATGAAAAATATGCACTAGAGTTTATTCTTAAGGAAGATGTACATACTGCATTAGAACGCAGCGTAAAAACAATGTCAGAATGGGCAGTCGAACATCAACCTGCGCCCTGGAATCATTACTTCCAACACATTAGTACTAACCGAGCTGTGTGGGATATTAAAGACGGAAAAATTAGTCCTTGGCTTATACTTAATTGTGCCAGCGGCAAAGATATGTTAGGCAACTTTAACGATGAACAACTAGCATTAGTGTATCACGTAATTAATCCAGAACACTGGGCAGTAAGATTTCGACGACTGCCTACTGATGTACAGCTTGTTAAAGATGTTGCAAAGGAAAGTAATTTATGATCAGAAAATTATTAGATGGGACAACAGTACCGTCATTAGATATACCAATAGAACTGATTGTTAAAACAAAATGCCCAGGCAAGTATAAACTAGTTGACCTAGAAACTGGATTAGAGTATACTGGTGTTATACCAGATTCTAACGACGGATATTTTTGGAAGAGAACCGATGAAGCCCAATAACAACTTTGAACTCACAGTAAGAGATATTGAACTCATTGAACGTGCCTTGCAAGGGAAAATATCAAGGCGTGGAGTAAGTGTGGCATTGGATCCTAAGAGTGTATACGCTCCAGAACTACAGGAAGAGATTGATGAAATGAGAGATCTGTTGGGTCGCATACATCATCAAAAAGTTTGGTACAGACCTAAAGATGGCAGATTCCAAGGAGGTGGCTAATGCCTGATATTGACATTGACTTTGCAGACAGAGATATTATACTATCTCAACTAGAACATCGTGTGGCAAAGTTAAACACAGGTAAGAAGCACAACACCGGAGTCTACGCAACAGAGATTCCACACAACCCTATTGACAACTTGGCTACGGTTGAACATAAGGCAGCAGACGAACGTGGCTATTTTAAATTAGACTTCCTTAACGTAAGCATCTATAAAGACGTTAAGGATAATGAACACTTAACACAATTAATGGAAAGGGAACCACTATGGCAACTTCTGGAACACACGGACTTCAGCGACAAAGTCTTTCATCTAAACGGGCACGGCGAACTATTGAAGCAATTGAAGCCGTCGTCGGTACAACAATTAGCAGCGACACTAGCAATCATTCGTCCAGCGAAACGGTATCTATCGAAGAGCAATTGGAATTTGATTTTTCAAGAAGTGTGGACGAAACCTGAGGAAGGGTATTACTTTAAGAAAGCGCATGCCATTTCTTATGCAATGGCGTGTGTGGTACACATGAATTTATTGTGTGAGCAATTAAAATCCGGAAGTAAATAAATGTTTTTTAAAAATGTTAAGATAATTAAATACACCCAGGCAAGAAATAAAGTACTATTTCAATGTGATGAAGAGTTTTTTAATAACTGGGGAATTTATAATTTGTTGTCCTGTAACGAAATAGGATACAATGTACATCTTCATCTTATTAATCCTTCTGAGCCATTCTTAACAAAAATTTTAAATATTAATTTAGACATCGAATTATCTATTAGCACTGAAACACTAGATACTAATATTAATTTTTATAAACTAAAAAGTTATTATTTTGTATCTCGTTATTATATTTCTAGTTTACTATTTGATTTAGATTTAGTAGATAAGTTATACATCACAGATGCTGATATTATCTTTAATGAAAAACTTAATATGCCTGCTGATACAACCTTAGGAATTTTGTATTATCCGTTAGCTAACAACCTTTGGAAACAAACAGGCGCTAATATTTTATTTGTAACTAAGCAACGCAATGATTATTTAAAAAAAGTATTAGCTGATTATGAAATTAGATTGATGTCTACAGACTTTGATGCTATTACTGTTACATTAGATAAAATTACTAAAGCTAATGCGTATGCGTTAGATCAAGTTTGCATGTCGCATGTCTTAAAAAATGAAAAAGATTTTCTTAATTTAAATTCCATTGACAATTTTATTGGCAAAGACGACTCGTATAAAATATGGTCATTAACTGGCGGCCACCAAAAAGCTAGAGATGATATTAAAGAAAAATTAAAATTAAGATTTGGGGTTTAACTTTTTGGACGTCTAACTAATTGAACGCTTTTGCGTTTGATGCGTTTAACTGATAGGTTACTTAAATTAACACATGGACCTACGGTTACTTTTACATCTTTACTATTCATAGTCATTACTGCATATGCATAAGGTGCTACCTCGTTGCGCAGAAATATATTAATAGGAATTAATCTATTTGACTCCCACCACCAACTATCACCTAGTTCTAAAAATGCGTTACGTTCTTCAATTGTCTTGAGTGAAGTGTATATGTACATACTAGTAATGTATTGGTCTTGATTAGCAATGATGCCGACATACTCGTTGCCACCGTAAGTGACCACGCTTATGAATGGAAAATTCGTTTCAATATCTTTTAATAACATAGGTTCCCGATAAATAAAGTTATGCAACTAACACCTAGATATTTAGTCAATAATAGAACAACCATTGTAACTAATGAAGCAGGATTCATAACGGAGTACAAGCCAGTGTATCAACGACAATTAAAAGTCTATAGAGGAATCAATAATGTACTTGATTTTAAAGTTTTAAACGCAGATCAAAAACCAATTGATGTGTCTGCGTACACACCTAAGTTCCAAGCATTTGATGAGAACAACAGATTAATTTTAGAATACAACGGCACTGCTGTTCCTAGTGATGATAGCAGTTTGATTAGAGGATTGTTTCAAGTCACAGTTAGCGAAAATGATTTATTAAACGTTAAGCAACAGTATATAAAATATAATATACATCTTGTAGATGCAGCTAACTCAGCAACACTTACCTATACAGATACACACTTCGGAATGGACGGAATTATATATGTAAGTAGTCAAGCATTTCCTGGACCATCAGCAAGTCTTAGTATTTCAGCCTTTGCTGCACACAGTGATAACTCCTGGTATACAGGTTCTGTAATTGCACAACCTGCAATTAACGGTAACGAAGCATTGCATACTGCTGTAGTTTATACAAACGCATACCAAGGCGAAGTAGTAGTACAAGCAACGTTAGATAACCAAGTAACAGATAATACATCATGGGCAGATGTTGCAACAGTAGTATTAAGCGGCACTGAGTCAGAACCAACACCTGTTAATTTTAACGGAGTGTTTAGTCATTTAAGATTTAAAGCAACTGCAAACCCTGCAGACAAAATAACAAAAATTTTAATAAGGAATTAAATGTCTACTCTAGTTATAACTACGTTTTCAGAAGACGGTTACTACTTGTATGGGAAAAAATTAATTGAGACTTGGCAACAGTATTGGCCAGCTAGTGGATACACATTACGAATATATGCTGAGCATAATTTAGTAGTTGACGATCCAAGGATTGAAATAATTAATCTAAATGACGTAAGTCCAAAGTTACTTGCATTTAAAAAAAATTGTAACATTAGTCTTGAATCAGAAACTAACAAAAAGTTAATCCATAAAATAGAAAAGACAGTAAAGTGGTGTCATAAAGTTTATGCAATCGAACATGCATTACATAGCAATCACGATTATCTTATATACTTAGACGGAGACACTTATACTATAAACAATGTCCATCCAGGGGCATTAGAATCATTATCAGAAAAATGTTTGTTTAGTGTACACTTTGAAAGACTAAAAGGTATGGCACACTATGAAACTGGATTACTTATATTCAACAAGCATCATGAACAAATAGACGACCTAAAAGAACATATTACTAGTGCATACGACACTGGCGAAATATTTGAACTTCCTAAGAGCTGGGACGGTTTTTGGTTTGCTGTACTGCACGAGCGTAGAGGATATCAAGTTAGAGATCTTGCTGGCGGAAAATTTAGAGGAGTCTTTACTAATCCAGTTGTAAAGAAGATCCTTGTGCATCTAGCAGGAAACGACAAGTACGAAGGCCAAGGCTTTAATACATTTTCTGGTAAAAAAATACTCCAAAACTGATTGACACATGGATACATTAATGCTATAATAACAGCATGAGTATTGTATCTGACATCATCATAGCACACCTGCCTGGTAAGCGCAAGACCACACCTAGTGGTTGGACTAGCTTTAACGCACCCTGCTGTCATCACAATGGCAATGCAATGGACAAACGTGGACGTGGTGGACTTATTAGCGAAGGAGACACAGTAAGCTATCACTGCTTTAATTGTGGATATAAAGCTAGTTGGCAACCAGGCAGAGCGGTGTCTGTGAAGCTGCGTAAGCTTCTACAGTGGCTCGGTTGTAGTGATGATACAATAACTAAAATGACTTTTGATGTAATGCGCATAAACGAAGGTGTGCAAGTAGCAGAGCGTAAGATAGAGATACCTACGTTTGAAACTGTGCCGTTGCCAGACGATGCTATTCGTATTGCAGACATTACAGAGTTTAATAAGTTTAGCATAGCTATAGTTGAATACATGGCAGCACGACACTTGAACTTAGATGATACTGATTACTATTGGTGCCCAAGTCTAGCATACAGAGATAGATTAATTATTCCGTTCTACTATGAGAATCGTATAATAGGTTGGACTGGTAGAACTATTACAGCAGACAAAAAGCCCAAGTACATGAACGAACAACAACCGGGCTTTGTATATGGACTAGACAAACAAACGTATGATAAAGAGTTTGCTATACTTGTTGAAGGTCCAATGGATGCTATTCACATAGACGGATGTGCGCTAGGTGGAAGTGAGATTAACGATGCACAAGCATTACTACTTAACAGACTGAGTAAAGAGATTGTTGTTGTGCCTGATAGAGACCATGCAGGCAAGAAGCTTGTAGAAGATGCTATCGGCAGAGGATGGGGAGTTAGTATGCCCGAATGGGATCAAGAGATTAATGACGTCGGCGATTGTGTAGATAAGTACGGGAGACTATATGCATTATATAGCATTGCTAGTGCAGCAGAAACTAGCCCACTTAAAATTAGACTGAGAGCAAAGAAATGGTTCGTATGATAAAGAAGATATTAAAAAAGATATGGGACATTATAGCATGGCCTTATCGTAGAGTCAAAGAAGAAATTAAGTTCCGCAAGCGAATGAAAGAATTGCGCAAGCGCGATCCGTTCATCTATAAATGATTGACGCAGTAGGTGCAGCACAAGTTGTAAGCAGCTTTAAACAACACCAATATGTCGGAGATGATATACATGTATCGCATGTTAAGCATGTAGAACATGCAGGTGCCAAGGTGGTAGAATCAGTTGAGTATGTAACATACAATGCACAGGGAAGATATGAAGATCCTTACAAACAGCCAGGAGCAGCAGTGGATATAATAATATGATAACGTGGGGCATTGTCGCTAACAGCCACGACGCAAGCATTGCAGTATTTAAAGACGATAACCTAAAGTGGGCAGGACTTGCTAAAGACTTTAGTAAGATACCAAACGATCCACACCTTAACAAGAAGCTAATACGTAGAGCAATGCGGCTTGGTAAACCTAATAAAGTTATTTGGTATGAGCGCCCATTCCTTAAAACACTAAGACAGTTTTATGCAGGACAGGGCTGGTTATACAAAGAGAACAACATACATCGTTATCTAACAGAGTACGGTATTCATTGCCCAATAGAATATACCCAACACCACTTGAGCCATGCAGCCTATGCGTACTACACGCAACCCGAAGACAATTGTGCAGTAATATGTTTAGACAGCATTGGCGAGTTCGAGACCCTGACAATATGGCACGGAAAGAACAACACGCTAAAGAAGATACACAGTCAGGGCTATCCACATAGCTTGGGACTTTTCTATAGTGCTATGACACAACGACTAGGCTTACAAGCACAACGTGATGAATACTTAGTAGCCCAATGGGGAGCCAAAGGAGATAAGCATAGGTTCTTCTTTGATATGATGAAAGAGCTAGTAGAAACAAATGGCATGGGAGCCAACCCTTTCATTAAGATGCGAGAGAATATGCATCGAGGTGTTAGCTGGTGGAGACCTGAACTAACTAGCCAAGAAGACTTGAATGACATTGCAGCAGCCACACAAGCAGTGTTTGAATATTGTGTGCTTAATATAGCAGCATGGACTAAGATAAGAACATTTTCTCCTAATCTAGCACTAGCAGGCGGCGGAGCACTTAACCGTGACGCAGTAGACTTGCTTAGGCCTAAATGGGATACAGTGCATGTACCACAGAACCCAGGAGACCCTGGAAGCTGTATAGGCGCAGTACTTGCTAAAACACAACAACGAATTAAACTTGACAAACAATGGCATAGGTAGTATAATAACAGTATGACAACTAGACAAAATACAGATTACGGTTACGATATACAGCGAGTGTATCTAGAAATGTTTATGACAGATGCTGAGAGCTTTGTACGCTGTCAGGGTGTGTTTGATCCAGAGACATTTGATAGGCGTTTGATTGAACCTGCAAAGTTTGTTAAGAGCTATGTAGATGAACACAATGCATTGCCTACATTTGATATGGTTAATGCAGCAACACAAAGTGATTTGAAACATCCGGGTGACTTGATGGAGAATCACTATGACTGGTTGCTACAAGACTTTGAAACGTTTAGTAAGCACAAAGCATTAGAAGCGGCTATCTTACAAAGTGCAGACTTGCTTGAAAAGGGCGAGTATGGCGCATGTGAAGATTTGGTCAAGCAGGCTGTGCAAATTGGTTTGCAAAAAGACTTGGGTACAGATTACTTCTTAGACCCTAGGGCAAGACTAAACGCTATCAAAGATAAGAACGGACAGATTAGTACAGGCTGGCCCACACTGGATAAGAAATTGTTTGGTGGCTTTAATAGAGGCGAGCTTAACATCTTTGCAGGCGGGTCTGGCTCAGGTAAGAGTTTGTTCCTAGCTAACATGGGTGTGAACTGGTGCCTACAAGGCCTTAACGTAATGTACTTGACGTTTGAGCTTAGTGAGAACTTGGTTAGTATGCGGCTTGACAGTATGGTATCAGACATTCCTAGTCGTGATGTGTTTAAGAGTCTTGACGATGTTGAGATGAAAGTTAAGATGATTGGCAAGAAGAGTGGTGCATTCCAAGTTAAGTATATGCCCACAGGCAAGACAGCAAACGATGTACGTGCATACTTGAAAGAGTATGAGATTAAAACAGGACGTAAGATTGACGTACTATTGATTGACTACTTAGATCTTATGCATCCAATTGGACAAAAGATTAGCGCAGAGAACTTGTTTGTTAAAGACAAGTATGTATCAGAAGAACTACGTAACCTAGCAATGGAACTTAATACAATCTTTGTTACAGCGTCACAGTTGAACAGAGCAGCAGTTGAAGAAATTGAATTTGATCACAGTATGATCTCAGGTGGTATATCTAAGATTAATACAGCAGACAACTTGATTGGTATCTTTACAAGTAGAGCAATGCGTGAGCGTGGACGCTATCAGATTCAGTTAATGAAGACACGTTCGAGTAGTGGTGTTGGTATGAAGGTTGATCTAGCATTTAATGTAGACACACTACGCATTGAAGACCTAGGTGAAGATGATCAAGAGAACAGCGGCGGCACCAACTATGGAAGTGCAAGCACTAGTGCAAGCTCGATTGTTAGTTCACTCAAGCGCAACAATGCAAATGCAGGCAGTACTGGAACAGTAAGCACTGATCCTGTAGACGGTGAACCAGCTAAAAAAATAACAGCACAAACAGACTCAACTAAACTGCGAGCGTTCTTAAACAATCTAGGCGACGAGTAAATGAATCTACAAACACTGTTTCCTACACCATTTGTACAAATTGAAAATCCTTATCTAGCAGCTCGTGTTCGTCCTTTGATTAACACGATACTAGACGACCCGCAGTATCACAGCAGCATTATGAACTACACAAGTACGTTTGATCCTATGAACAAAATAGAAGATCAAATTGAACTAGCACAGCCTTTGGTAAGCATGAAAGAGTATCTGTTCGATCTAGGCGTAGCATTTTTAAATCAAGCAGGCTACCAAACAGATCTAATGCATCTAGGCTGCGAATTACATTTTAATAGAATCAATCAAGGACAAAGCCACCAGAAGCATTTACACTCAGGTAACATTGTAGCTAGTGGAACTTTCTATGTTGACTTCCCCACAGGCAGTAGTCCACTAGTACTACACGATCCTAGACTGCACAGAGAGATGGTATCCTATCCTATGCGAGTTACCGAATGGAGCAAGCGACGACACTATACGGAACTTCGAACAGGAAGTATCTGTATCATGGAAGGTTATCTACAACACGAAGTAGAAACTAATTCTACTAACGGACGCACAGTGGTGTTGTTCAATCTAGTAAACTAGTATGCAATATTATCTAGGATCATGCGACTACAAGTGGACACACAAAGATACCCCTGCAGAAATTGTATGGGTACGCAGACAACTAGGTGATCAACTGTTTCTAGAATGTAGTCAACCTGGATTTAGATTATACTATACACACAGCAGCAGCGCTCACCTACCTGGTGACATATACTGTAGTTGCAGAATATATGTAGAGATTGATTCTAGCAAGCAAGCCACACTGTTTGCTCTCAAAGGTCACCCTCAACCGGACAGCTAAGCCGACCAAGCGCGAAGCGTCAACGCTAGAAGCTAGACTTTTAGCAAAATTTTTAAGCCTCTTAAACTACACAGTTAACTCAATATAGTATCAGTGTACATAATACACCTATAGAAAAAGAAACTACAGACCCACTACGACAACTACATTGCAACACTATGCATCATACCGTAATACATGATTTGAAATTTAAAGGCATTTTATTACAATACCTTGATAGTATATCTAGAGTTTCCACACAGTGTTAACTGAGCAAGCATACAGTGCCTAGCTGATTCAAACTCTAGTATATCATATTCAGGTTGAGTTGACTCTATACGCAACTGTACAAACAACTCTATTGATAGTGCAAACACTAGTGCGTCAATGGCTTGTATGTTAGTAACTGGTTTAAACTGTAGTTGTATCTTGTGCATAACGTATTTACACCTTGCTCGGATCGGTGACTTGCACATATACAACAGTAGACTATGTGTGTATATACACTAGAGCTAAAGCTCTAACACGCTACGCTAGTTCGCTTGCGTGTGTGTGCTTCGCGAAAAGGGTTGTACAGTGTATAAAAAAATATGCGCAAAAAAATTAGGACTGTGATTATATATAGAGAAAGGGTTTTGTATGATAAAAAAATGTTGCGCAGTTTTTTGTGGTGAAGTACTTACAGAAGTGAGGTGGTGATTTGTAACCATGGCATTTTTAAAAGTGTGCATTAAGCGCATAGCTAAGTGTTTGAAAACATTAACATATAACCCTGACCCCTCTCTTTTTATTTTATATATGCCGACCCCTCGAGAAATATTTTTTATTTTATTAGTCTCCCCTGGTCAAGAAAAAAGGAAAGTATTTCTACTCTCCCTTCTCTCATTGTCTACAGTGTTGTCTAGGCTGCTGGTTACCCTACGTAACACAGCACCCCCTAGTGGGTATGCCTACTGCTATGCTGCCAACAGTGTTAGCATACTGGCAGTGACCTTCCAGCGTCCATCCCTTACTGTGTCTACTACTACAGTCTTGGAGTTGACCTTAGTGACTGTGCCTTGTACAGTTACACCACGCTTGCTTTCAAAGCTAACAGGGTCGCCTATGAACAAGCCACGTGCGCTCTCCTTGGCTATGAATGTCCTACGCAACTTAACAGCTTCTACTACACGGTTAAGCTCAGCACTATCCATACGTGCTACTTGATCCATTACAGTGTTCATCATAGTCATTAGTACAACTCCTCTACAGTTACAGTTGGGTCTAGCTTGATCAGTTGCTCAGCTAC